TCTTCCTTATCGGAGTGCTGTCCGAGGTGTGCCACAAGAACGATTACCGCGTGGTACTCGTTACGCCCAACGAGTGGAAGGGCAACCTGCCTAAGGAGGTTGTCGCTGCGCGGTGCGAAGCTCAGTTCGGATTCACTGTCGGCAACCACGAGCAAGACGCCATTGGCATGGGGCTCTCCGCCCAAGGAGCTCTGTAGATGCTGCGGTGTACTCGCTGCCACTTGCACAAGACACGCGTCTCCCAAGTCCCTGGGAGGGGGTTTGTGCCTTGCGACATTCTCGTGATAGACGCAGCTCCCGGAAAGGCTGAAGACGTTACGGGTCGTGGTTTCGGCGGTCCTGCGTTTAGGCTCTTCGAGCGTGCAATTGGAGAGGCGGTGTCCATCGCTAGAACGCATGAGCCCCGAGTCTACTACACCTATATGGTCCAGTGTAAGCCTTGCGACATGCGAGGGGGAGCCTGGCGCGCCCCCTCCCCAGCCGAGGTGGACTTCTGCTCAGTAAACCTTTTGGAGACGTTTACCAAGGTCCAGCCCAAGTTTGTCGTTTACCTGAGCGCAGAGGTTAGACGGCTTTGTGAGCCACGTTTCTCCGTGCGGGGTGTGACAGTGCCGCACCCCGAGTTTATCCTCCGTAGAGGTGGCACAGAATGCGCAGAGTATAGGGCCATGCGAGCGACCCTGGAGCAGCTCGTTGAGAAACTCGAACAGGAAAGGAACTGGCGCAAATGAGTACCGAGCTTCCAATGCTTGAATACGACTTCGAGCGGGACGGCGTTACCCAGTCGCTGATTGCAAAATTCCTCACGTGCAGGCAGAGCGCAGCGTATTACCTCAAGGGGTTGACGCCTGTGATGAACAAGGAGGCGCTTGCGTTCGGCACCGTCTCCCACTGGCTGCTTGAACATTATTACACCTCCAACGGTATTGCAGCTCGCCTGCCCAACGTCGCCAACTACCAAGTGGACCCGAGGCTCTCCGAGTCCCTCGGGGCTAAGTGGGAGCAGGTCAAGTTCGGGGCACAGGCTCTTTTTGAAGGCTACGCTGAGTATTACGGAGAGGACGACACCAACCTCAACTGGATCAAAAGCGAGGTGGAGTTCGCGGTTCCGTTTAAGTGTCCCGAGCTCGCGCTGAACGGGACGCGGTACGGCGCGTTTGAAACTGTACTGCGCGGCAAGCGGGACGGACTCTACCACGGCAAGACGGGCAGTGTTTGGCTGTTTGAGACAAAGACAACGACGGACTTCGAGGAGGAGTCTAAGTCCAAGCAGCTTGAGATTGACCTGCAGAACTTGTTCTACATTACGGCGACGGAGCTGGAGTTTGGCGTTAAGGTTGCCGGAGTGCTGTACAACGTCCTCAAGCGCCCCGGCCACAGGCAGAAACAGACGGAGACCGTTCTGCAATTCCGCGACCGCCTGCGGGACGTTATTGCCGAGGACCCTGGGAACTACTTCAAGCGGTTCGAGATTAAGTACTCCCCGCGGGTCCGCAAGTTGTTCCGCGAGGAGCTCGTCAGCATACTCCACGACTTCCGCGTCTGGGTGTCGGGACAGGGAGCAACGTATAAGAACACCAGCGCCTGTGTCGGTCGTTGGCGGTGTGAGTATCTCGATGCCTGTGCGTCGGGTAAACTGGTCGGGTACTCCGTTCGGGAGCGCCTGTATGAGGAATTAGATTATGGCCGTGAAAAAGTTGGTCGCGCCCCCAAAGAAAAAGCAGCTCGCAAGAGCAAGCCGAACAGCAAGGCGCCTGGACGAGCTTAAGAAGGAGAAGGAGCTGCTTGCGAACCTCTCCCTCCCAGAAGCACCTAGAGCCCGGGACGTGGACGCCTCTCGTTATGTCGGCCTCATGTACGGGCGCGCAGGCATCGGAAAGACGAGCTGGTGCGCGAGCTGGCCGGATTGCATGGTCCTTTCGTTTGAGCGCGTATCCCGCGGGCTCTCCGGGTACTATGATTTCAATTCGGAGAACGGCGGCATAACGTCCTGGCCCATTATGCGCCGGGCTGTTGAGCTGCTCGAAGCGAGCAAGCGACACCCCACGGTCATTGTAGACACTGGGGACATGGCGTACCGTCGCTGCATGGAGCAAGTATGCCGCGAGCGCAACGTGGAGCACCCCGAGGACGAGGGATGGGGCAAGGGCTGGAACGAGGTCCGCAAGGAGTTCAGTTCCGTCTTTAAACGCATCCTGGACACGGGTCGAGGCTTGTGGTTCATTAGCCACTCGCGAGAGGTTGAGATTACCTCGTTCTCAGGCAACAAGTTCTCACGTATCCAGCCCACGCTCCCTGGGCAGGCGTACGAGTTTATCAAGGGAGTGACGGACCTCACGTTCTACGCTGAGTACATGACCGACCGTTCGGGTAAAGAGAAGCGGGTTCTCATTACCCTTGGGGACGAGCTCATAGACGCGAAGAACAGCATGAACCTCCCCAAGTTTATCCCGCTTGAGAAGAGCAACGGGTTCAAGACTCTTGAACAAGCTCTTGCAGGCGAAACCGCGGGCATTGCGCCTGCGGAGCTTATCCCCGGCAAAAAGACGTCTGAGGCCGCAACTCGGTTGGTGCGGTTGGAGTCGTCAAAAGGTTCGGCCAAGCCTGGCGCAGCTCGCAAGAGCGTCCCGGCACGCCGTAAATAGAAAGGTTGCACGTAATGGCTACCAAGTCCAAATCCAACAAGAAGAGCAACACCAACAACAGCCCCATGGCAGCTCGTCTCGCCGCCATGCAGGACCGCTGGGACGCGGGCAAGGACCAGCTCCCCGGCCTGCCGGAGGGCACCTACGAGATGCGCCTTGCATCCGTGCCGCAGGTTGTTGAGTCCGCCTCCAACGGCAAGCTGCGCATTGTCCGCGAGCACGCGGTCCTTGACGGCGAGTATGCCGGCGAGGTATGCAAGGACGGCATGTCGCTCGAAACTGAGTACGGTCCTTATTTTGTCTCCCAGTGGATCCAGCTCATGGGCTTCGACGCGCCGGACGACTTCACCGAGCTGCCCGAGGTCCTCGAGGCCATTTTCAACGAGGGCTTGACCTACACTGCCAAGGTCACCATTGACGGCCAGTTCCGTAATATCAACATCGTCGAGGTGTACGAGGGCGGCGAGGAAGGCGAGGAGGAGGAAGAGCCCGAGGACGAAGAGGTTGAGGTCGAAGAGGGCGAGGACGAAGAGCAGGACGCCATCGACGAGGACGAGGGTGAGGGTGAGGAGGAAGAGGAAGGCGAGGAGGAGGAGGAGGTCTCCGAGGAGGACCTCCAGGCTCATGACGACCTCGTAACGTTTGCCGAGTCCATGGCGCTCGAACTCGGGGACACCGACGAGATGTCGCTTGACGATGTGGTCGAGGCGCTCAAGGAGTACGAGTTCGACGTTTCTCAGCTCAGTGCCGAGGAGGTTGAGCTGCTCGTGGCGTTCGACATTGTGGAGCGCCCCGCCCCCAAGAAGAAGGCTGCCCCTGCCAAGGCTCCCGTCAAGGCCCCTGCCAAAGCCCCTGCCAAGGCGGCTGCGCCTGCTAAGTCCCCCGCGAAGGCGCCTGCCAAGAGCGCAGCACCCGCCAAGAAGGTGTCGGCCCCGGCCGCTGCGGCGTATAAGAAGGGTAAGCGGCGGTAGTACTCCACTCCGTTAGTTCAAACGCCGTATAAGCCAGCGAGGGCTGTGGTAGACAGCCCAGCCCTCGCTCTTCCTTTGGAGATCCGCTGTGGAGCACGTTCTTTCCTACGATACCGAGACGACCGGGATGAGGTTCTACGACGAACGCCCAGCAAGAATGTTCGCGTACTCAACCGGCGACACTGAGGGCAGGACTGCCGTTTACCGCCTCGACGGCTCAGCACTGCGCCAGCGGCGCAACGCTGCGCACCTACGGGACCTCATGAGCGGCAAGTACCGCCTCGTCATGCACAACTCCAAGTTCGACATTACCGCCACAAACGAGTACCTCGGAGAGCACCTCGAGGACTCGTTGCAATTCCACGACACGTTTATTCAAAGCCACCTGCTACAAAATGACCACCCGACCCATCGACTAAAGGAAGTTGCTCGCGAGCTCGCGGGAGTCCCCGTAGACGACGAACGCGACATTAAGGCCTTCCTCCGCGGGGGTGCGGATTACTCACAAGTGCCCGAGGCTAAGATGGACGTCTACCAACATGGGGACGCGTTCAGGACCATACTGCTCCACGAGTTCTTCTACCCCAAAATTGCGAGCAACCCCAAGTTGCTTGACGTCTACGAGGCAGAGCTTAACGCCATCCGCGTTACTATCAAAATGGAGCGGCGTGGGTTCCACCTCAACAAACGTAGGTGCCGGGCACTCGTTGAGAAGTTGCGAGTGGATGCGGAGACGGCCAAGCAGCGACTTAACCACGAGCTGGGGACGACCATTAACCCGAACAGCCCTCCGCAGGTTATTTGGGCTCTGTACCACTTCGCCAAACTGCCCGTACTCAAACGCACCAAGACCAAAATACCGAGCACGGACAAGGACGTGCTCTTCCAGCTCAGGCAGTTGCACCCGCACCCCATCCTGGATCTAATACTACAGTATAGATCCTACAGCCGTGGGGTCGGTATCCTCGAAGGGTATCTCGGGTATGCCGACAGCGAGGGTATTATCCATTCCAACCTCAAAACGTGTGCCGCCATTACTGGGAGGCAGAGCAGTGCCGAGCCCAATATCCACAACGTGAGCAAAACCACCACACTGCTCACGCCGTTCCCGATACCCGCCCGGGAGGTGTTCACTCCCCGCCCAGGATACTTCAACACCCATATTGACTACGCCGGCGAGGAGTTGCGCCTACTCGTACACTACGCCCAAGAGCGCGAGCTGGTGGAGCTCATAAACAGGAACGGCGACCCACACGACCTCGCCGCCCAGGTCTTCTACGAGGACCGGTACCTAAACGCTGTCGGGGACGAGAAGAAAACGTTGCGCGGCAGTGCCAAGAATACTAACTTCGCGATACCGTACGGTGCCTCCTTGAAGCAGGTCGCGGCAACACTCGGGCTGCCGCTTGAGGTTGCGCGCCGTAGGTTGCTCAACTATGAGACGCGGTTCCCGCGCCTGTGCAAGCTCACGGACTCAATCTCGAAAATGGTTGAGCGGGACGGGGGCGTCACGACAGTGTTCGGGAGGTTCCTACGCGTGCCTCGTGAAACGGCGTACGTTGGCACCAACTACCTCATCCAAGGGACTGCCGCTGAGATCCTCAAACGAGCGCAGTGGCGCATCTACAACGTATTGCAGAAGGAGACTGGGGGTGCTGCTCAGCTCATTATGACCATCCACGACGAAGTGATCATCGAATGGCCTCGTGAGATGCTGCCCGACCTTGTTCCCGTAATGCGGAAAGTTCGTGAGGTCATGATAGACTTTCCCGAGTTCTCCGTACCGCTAGAAATCGAAGCGAGCCTTGCCACTAAGCACTGGGCCGCTAAACGGGAGATAAACTTGAATGCCTGAGAAAAGGGAGAAGACCGACGAACGCGTCAAAGCGTTTGAGCAGTTTGGTTTCCACCGTGTCGGAGCAACGTCCTCTGGACAGATTTATGGGAGGTGCCCGTTTTGCTATAAAGACCAACATTTCTACCTAAGTATTGAGACAGGGCAGTGGGACTGCAAGAAGTGCCAGACCAGAGGCAACTTTGCGTCCTTCTTCAAACAAATTGCTGAGCACTGTGCCAAGCTCATATCCCACGACCAGCTCCAGGGTATCTGGAAGGACCGAGGCATGAAGCCCGCAACGTTTAAGGCATGGGGCGTCGGTCACTCGGGGCTGGCGTACACTGTCCCCGTCCGCACCGCCAGCGGCACTGTGATAAACGTCAAGCGGTGGGTCCCCGGGGGACGCTCGCTGAGCACGGCAGGGTCCAGGCAGGGGCTTGGGTTCTCGACCGAGGGGCGCGTTACCGACACCATTTGGGTAACCGAGGGGGAGTGGGACTGCCTCGCGCTCTGGGAGGGGCTGAGGCTCGCGGGTGAGGAGGACACGGTTTGCTTCGCGCCCGGAGCAGGCATACTGCCTAAAGCCTCGTTGCCCCTGTTCACGCAGAAGGACGTTATTGTCGCCTTCGACAACGACAAAGCAGGACGCAAGGGAGCGGCAAAGTACTTCGAGCAGCTCACAGGCATTGCTCGCTCTGTCAAGTTTGTGACCTGGCCGGAGGGGAGCCCAGATGGGTTTGACGTACGAGACTTCTGGCGACAGAACCGCGTTAAGCAATTCCCGGCACTGCTCAAGGACCTCCTTGCGGACCTCCCCCCAGACTATGAGGAGAACCGCACTGAGGGCAGCCCAGCGTTCAAGCAAGCAATAAAGTGGACGGGCGAGGGCATAAGCCACGAGGAGGCGTTCAAACGCTTTCAGAAATGGTTGCAGATGCGTTCGAGCGAGCCACTGGACGTAATGTTCGGGACCATGCTCGCAAACCGCTTAGACGGCGACCCGCTCTGGATGTTCCTCGTGGCGCCCCCTGGCGGTATGAAAAGCGAGTTGCTCCTTACACTGGGCGGGCTGCCTGAGGTGGTTGAGATGACCAGCCTCACACCCCAGTCCCTTATCTCGGGGTTCAACATACAGGGGGGCGACCCGTCCCTGATACCGAGGCTGCATGAGAAGGTCCTGGTCATTAAGGACTTCACTACAATACTAACCATGAACTCTGTTGGTCGGGACGAGATTTTTGGTATCCTGCGGGACGCTTACGATGGGCGGTGTGAGAAGCCTTTTGGCAACGGAGTGGTCCGCAGGTACGAGAGCCACTTCGGGGTACTCGCAGGAGTTACCCCTGCCATTGAGCAGCTCGGCAACTCGTCCACGGTACTCGGGGAGCGGTTTGTGAGATACCGCCTCCAGAGCACTGAGCGCACTATGTCCGGGCGCTCCAAGATCCTGCGAGCGTTGCAGAACCTGCGCACCAACTCGCAGATGCGTGCCGAGCTCAAGGACACTGCCGAGGCAGTGCTGGGTTGGGACCACGAGCCGTTTGGGTATCCCGAGATCCCGGAGGACATGCTCGCGAGGATTGCCGGGCTTGCTCAGTGGACCGGCACGTTGCGCGGTGTAGTGGGTCGCGAGAAGTATACCGGCATCCTCACGTTCAAGCCGATGGCGGAGGTGGGCACCCGCTTAGCCAAGCAGCTCTGTAAACTTGCCTATGGCGTGTCGTTGTACCGCAGGGAGAAAGTGGTGTCGGAGCAAACGTACCAAATCCTGACGCGTGTCGCTCAGGGCACGGCACCCGACAGAGTAGAGGAGGTGGTCCACAAACTGTTCGTGAACACTAAGAAGCAGGGGGACAAGTTCTCAGTGGACCAGCTGTCGGAGATGACCTCCTTCCCCAAGGACACGGTCCGCTTCATGTTGCAAGACATGGGGCTCCTCAAGATAGTGGACAGTGTGCGAGGGACCTACTGTTTGAGCCGGAATATCTACTCGCTTATGGAGGAGCTGAATTTGTATACTCAGGAACGCCAATGGGTAACTCGCAACGAGGGCGGACCCAAAAAGAGTCCAGCCCGCATTGTAAAGCCTAAACCGAAGAAGGGAATGTAGCATGAGGACGACCGTAGAACTTAATGTGGTGGTGTCAGTGTACACCAAAAAATTCACTATCCCGCCCACGCTTCTCAAGCAGTTCACGCAGGACCACGCGGACAGGACTGCCCAACGAGCTGCGGACCGCGCTCGCGCTCTGTTGGAGGACAGGCTCCCTGGGTTCGAGAAAATTGTCCACAACCTGCTCGACCAGGAGTGGGACAACGCGCTCATGGAGTTGCAAGTGTCGCGAGCTGCGGCAAGCGGCGAGCATATCGATACAACGGCAATGGAGGCAGAGGGTGCGCTGACGGCCCTTGAGACTCAACAGCTCGTTGCCGAGCGCAGAGCGCCCGAGGACGACGGCAATGCCTGAGCCCAAGATTGCTGTCGCTGAACTCGTACTCATACGAGTCCACAAGGAGTGCTGGGCTAGTGAACTCGAGGAGTTGCACTGCCTGCACCACAACGAGCCGTTCAGCCTCGTGAGCAAGTGCGGTGGGTGCGTCTGGTTGCGACCCCTCGGCGCTCCCGGAGATGAGCACACCTACCACGACATCAGTATACCGAGTTACGAAAAGGTACAACCGTTGCGCCTCGTGCGAAAGGAAGACGCCCATGCCAAGTAAGAAACCCCCTGTTGAGTTTGACCTTTACCTCGCCATTGCGCAGAGCGGGCCCGTGCTCCACGCTGCGTTTGACGACTGGCCCTGGCGCGACAAGCCCGTCAACTTGCTGTTCACAAACGCGTACCAAGCGACCATTAAGCACCTCGACAAAAGCACGGGCTTCCTCCACCCCAGAAAGACCATGCTGGACAGTGGTGCCTTTACAATGTGGAACCTGGGTCGCGAGCTCTGCGTGGACGAGTACATTGCCTTCATTAAGTCCCAGGCTCAAATTGACCGGGACCGATGGACTGAGATTGTAGGCCTCGACCGCGTGGGAGATGCTGAGTACACCTACGCCAATTGTTCACGTATGCGGGACGTTCTGGGGCGAGAGGTTATGCCTGTTTTCCACATTGGCGAGGACCTCAAGTGGCTGGAGAAGTACTGCGCAGAGTTTGGCAAGGTCGGCCTCTCATGTCGTTTTGGCGAGCCGGTGCGCGAGTCCCTCAGGTTCTACGACAGTTGCTTCTCGGCCTGCTGGCCCCATGCGTTCCACTCGTTTGGGTGGGTCAAAGAAGAAATGCTCATGGCGTACCCGTTCCAAAGTGCGGACGCCACGTCCTGGCTTGTGTCGGGTCCTCGGTTTGGCAACTACCGAGCGTTCGGCGGGAAGCGTAAGACGGGGGCAGTGCGCCTCGGTGGGCGCGAGGGGTACCTTGCCGTAAAGGGTGAGATAGACATAGCACTAAAAATGGAGCGCAAGTTGAAAGCCATGTGGCGTCACGCGTTGTCGGTGCTCTAATGGCTACGCGGTACTACCACAAAGGACGGAAAGTGTCCTACGAGAAAATAGAGCACCATAAGGACAACGCTGCCAACAAGTATTACGAAGGGGACCAGTACCAGGGTATCAAGAAGGACGTAAAGCGCGCCAACGAGCTCTGGAACATGTCTGTGGACGAGTACGTGGAGCAGCACCCCGAGTTCTCAAAACGGTAGCCACTGAGCGCCGAGAAAGGAAGGCAAGTATGAGATACAACATTGGAGACAAAGTTGAGGTGGTGCGCTCGCCTGAGAAAGTGAGCCAGTACCGCGTCGGAGCAGTGTGCGAAGTTATTGACGCCAAGCAGGTCCGGGGCGAGCTTAACGTCTCGACCATCATGGGTCCGGCAGCCTCCGCCCCAGGAGAGGTTCGAGAGTCCGTCCTTGTGCGAGCGTGTCGGCGCAGTAAGGCGGGTCACAGCTCGCGAGTCCGCTGGTTCGACGTTGAGGACGTGAAGCCTTATGAGGACGTGCCGTTCGTCGCTGAGCTGCCACCAGTTGAGCACAAGCCCAAGGCGTCCAAGTGGCCTGTGGGTGCGCTCGTATCGGTGAAGGAGGAGTACCGCATACTCCTTGACCCTGTGGCCCCTGTATACCGCATCTCGGAGTCTCGCATCTTTGGGGGCTTGCAGCAATACCGCGTCAACGGCATAAACGAGCGAGGCATAGTCCCCGACCCGCGCTGGTACGCTGCCTACGTGTTCTGCGACGCAGATCCCGAGGTCGAAGTGGTTGGTTCTGGCGCACACGGCGACGAAGTGGCGGCACACCGGAAAGCACTCCACGAGGGCAGTCCAAACGCCGCAGACGCCAGCGAGTGGCGCCGCTTGTTTGGGGTTGCCATTGGGGACAAGCTCAACCCCTCGGCGCTCGTGAAGCACGGCGTTGTCTACTCCAACAAGGAGGCACTCACCATCTCAAGTATGCAATACGCTGCTCGCGAGTCCGCGACGGACCCCGAGTACGTTCTTATAACCTTTGAGGGTGTCGGAGGACTCATGAGCGTCCCGGCCGAGCACCTCGTATCTATTGGAAAGGATGCACTGTTTATGGACGGCATAGCCAACCCGAGTTACCCAGACGACCGACGCGACATTGTGGGCACGCTGCCCGAGGAGGCCAGTTACCAGGTCGCCGTATTTGAAAGCGAGTGCCGCGTCTGCCACAACAAAATCAATTACCGGGCTCAGGACGGATTCCCGGTCATTTGCGCGAGCTGCTCGAAGAAGGAGGCTGAGGACCTCAAACTGCCGGCAGATCCCGCGTGCCCCTCGGAGCCCGGGTGCAACTGTGTCTACTGCCGCGGTGAGCGCGAGCCGTCGGCGCGTGTCGTTCTCGAGGATCCGCGTGCCGCTGAGCTGCTTGGGCTCGTTGCTGAGCTCGCAGACGCGGACCCGCTCGCTGCCACGTTGCTCGCGCAGGCTGCCGAGGAAGGACGTGTTGAGTGGGAGCCCAAATTCCTGGGGGAGAGTGACCCCGAGAAACTCGCGCCCAAGCTCGGTGCCGTGGACCCCGCCTCCCAGGACGTGGAGCTGGACCTCATCCCCATCGAGATCCTGGGTATCCCCCGGGGCATGAACGTCCACCTCACGTGTGAGCAGTTTAGCACGCGGTGCCCCGTAACGGGACAGCCGGACTATTCGACGCTGCTTGTCTCGTACACGGTGAGCGACCACATTGTGGAGACAAAGTCCTTCAAAATCTGGTTGCAAAAGTGGTATGGTGTACGAGTGTTCAACGAGGCGTTTGTTGCTCGTTTGGCCCGGGAGTTTTTTGAGGCAGTCCACCCTCTGGGCGTTGTCGTCTCGGGCGAGTTTGCAACGCGAGGCGGGGTGTCCGTAAAAGCGACCTGCGGGTTTGGTGCCACGGAGTAGTCCTCACTTTTTGCGTTGGCTTTTATTTTTGCCTAAGCAAAACGAGGTTAGGTTCAAAGTTGTAAGTCCCAATCGAGACAGGTGGATACAAAGTTGGTAAACTGAGCGAGTACAAAAGCCCCAGATCGTACCCGGTAGTGGTATAGTTTACTTACGTACGACATAAAGTCAAAAGTAAATAAAGAGCAACTGAGTAGTTGGCATAAGCACTACCGGGTAGTTTCTGGGGCTTTTGTTGGGCCGGTGCAAAACGGAGGTTGGATACATGGTTAGAGGACTGTCGATTAAGTACCGGGTACGAGCGCATGACGAGCGCGGGCAAGAGTACTCGTTCGGGGTTTGGATACGCGAGCATAGGGTCCAGTTTGGTGGACCGTATTCTCAGCGGCATGAGATACTCAGCGAGTTACGCGAGCTCGGATTTCTGAGCGAGGCGTTCGAGCCTTACACGAAGCACGGGGACGCGGGCAAGGCGCGGGTGAAATATCGCGTACTCGTTGACAGGACAAACGGGGAGCACCTTGCAGCTCTCACGAGGCTTGCCCTCTTCCTCAAGACCAATGCGGTAGAGGTAACGAGCTTTAGGAGGCTTATGAACTAATGGACGTGGAATGGTGGACAGGTAGGTTTGAGTGCTCACGTTGCAGGAAGGACGTGTTCAGCGTTTTCAAGACTGTGGACGGCGAGGTTGTACTACCGAGGCACTGCACCTACTGCTTTATTTATCTAAAGCAACAACAGCAAAAGGACGGACAGAATGATCTACTCGAAGGCAAACTTAAAGGTGGCAAGCGTTGCGAGCTCGGACGCAATGCACGGCGGATTAAATGGCGTGAGGTTCGAGAGTGACGGGAGCACGGTTGCAGGTAACGGCAGAGTAATGATGGCAGTTGCCCCTGTACCGCCCGAGGGGGTGGCATACTTCCCCGACAAGGCGGCAGAGCAAATGGGTCCAGGCTCTGGGCTCGTTATGCCTGTGGACCTCGTTAAGAAGGTGCTGAGCGGCATGGACAAGGGGGTTAAGGGACGACACTCCACGGGGTATGTCGCCATGAGCAAGATGAAGGACATGAGCCGGGTGGGGTTCACGTCCATTAACGCGAAAGGTGACCCGACCACGAACGGCTCGTTGCCCAAGGCTGAGCGGTTCCCGGACTGGCGGGGTGTGCTCCGGCGTCTGTGGCCGTTTAGGCTAGGCGGGGCAGGAGTGCAGGACGGCTGGCGCGTTTGTGTCTCACGGGGCGATCTGCTCACGTTGCTGAAGGCTATGGAGGAGGCTGCGCCGGGAGGGGGTCCCGCTATTGTGTCGGGACGAGCGGACGGCAGCGGCATTATAGTGCGAGGCATTGCGCTCGACAGCAAGCAGCGAGTAATTGGCGCCGTGAGCTCAGTGGAGGTCGGCGAGAACTGGTTGGAACTTACTCCGTGGGAGCGCGGTATCTTTGCTGCGCCCGTCAAAAAGAAAGTGAGGCGGTAATGGCGGCTGAGCTTACAAGTGATGGATCGGGACTCGTGAACCTCATGCGGAGCGTACTCGCAGACGGCAAGGTTGTTATTGTAGACAGCGAGGGGGTGCCGTCATGGGAGGGGTATTTAGATAGTGAGGCATTCAAGTGGGACGAGGCTGTGGGTGCCGTGTCGCTCATACCTACCCGAGGGTTTCGTAAGCTCGTTAAGGCACGCGCCGTGTCTGGGCCGTTTGTCGCTCGCGTCTACATGTTCAACGGCAAGAGGTTCGACAAGGACGGCATCCCGGTTGAGGGGGTACGCGTGGACATGTTCCCGGGAGGCACTGCGCTCGTAGGTGAGTGGGTGGACGGGGAGAACGTTGGGTTTGGGCTGTACATTGGATTCCGCTGAGTGAGCAGCGAGCGAGCGAGCGCAGGAACCAGGCGCCTCGCTTGGCCGTAGTGGCGAGAGAAGCGGTTGAGTGGAGCGCGAGTGCCCGGCAAGCGAGAAAAGAGCTTGTCGGGCATTTTTGTGGCTGAGCTGAAGCGTGGGTTTATGTCGGTTTGTGCATGTTGAACTCATGTTTGAGGTGAGCTCGGGATAGGCAAGGGACTGAAACTCGGAGGGTTAGAGGTTATGAGGTGCGCGAGTAAGGAATCTGGGGGAAAAATGAGCTTGTTTCGAGTATAGTCTGGTGCTATACTTCTATCCGTCAAGCATAGGGAACGTTAATCATGGAGGCTTGTTAAATGTGACGCCGTCAAGGGATGCCCAAGGACGCATACTGCCCGGGAGCACCGGGAACGCCAGGGGACGTCCACCCAAGATAGTTGAAGAGACGTATCTGAAAGCGTTCACGAAAGTCGTGACGATAGCAGAGTTCGAGAAGGTTATTAAGAAAGCTCTGGAGCAGGCACGCAAGGGCGACAAAGACGCCCGGAAGTTCATCGCCGACTACATCGTCGGGCCGCCGGTGCAACGAGTCCTGGATCCAAAAATGATAACCAACCCATACGCCGGGCTGAGCGCGGACGAGCTGCGCAAGACTGCCCAGCTTATTTTGAAGCAGGTCAAATTGAGGACGCCGGGATGAAGAGCACGTACCAGAGGTTTGAGGCAGTAGTGATGGTGACCATAGCCATTGCGTTTGTCGCTGTCTGTATTGCCATCAAGTACAAGTTGAGCCCCGAGCCCGCACCCATTATCAACAAGCGAGTTGAGGAGCTGGACCGGCGAGACGCTGAGCGCAACGGAGGTGCCACATGAGGAAAGTGAACTGGCTCGGGATCACTACTATAGTAGCCATCTTGACTGTCGCTGCTTTTCACGACAGCGAGCTTGCCGCGCAGGGTGCGGAGCCTGTCTACGAGCGGGTTACCTTTGGGTTGCTCGCGCACCCCGGGGGACACTTTGTACCTGCCGCGGACTTCGGGGGCTATCCCTGGAGGACGGGCACCCCCTCCAGGGCTGACAGCCTCGAGGCTATGCAGTGGCCCATGGTCGCTCAGTACGGGCCTAAGAAATTCCAGACACTGTACTACTATGGTGGGCGCTTCCGCAGTGCCAACGGCAGTGTGCAGGCCGCCCCCGTACGCTGGTTCTACTTGCGCCTCGACCCCGAGGTGTGGGACGACCAGTTGGGTGTGTGGAAGCTCCCCGGGCTGGATTCTGGGTCCAGCACCGGGTTACCTGCCACGCCCGTAGTGGGAGACAAGAAGCTCCGCGACATGCTCGTGGCGCTTATGAGTAACTACCCCGCCAACACGATCAAGGACGTAATGGACACCATCACCGCAGTGCCTAGCACGGGAGCTCCGTTATGATAAGGTACCTCGAGACGCTAGTGGTCCGCAGTGCTGAGTTCGTGGAGAGGCTCGTTCTCGACCTGCTCGCGACAAAGCAGCCGACCCACCGGACCCGCTTAACCGGGCACGGCTTTACCGCCTACACTCCCAAGCGTGGGCGCAAGAGGCGCAGAGCATGAGCACGCAGGACGACATAGTGGACCTGGGAGACGCCAAGGTAATCCCCCCGCGTTTCAACGGTGTCTATGCCACGTGGACCCACGACCCTGCGGAGACGCTCAACGGCAAACGAGCTCGCGCACCCAAGCCCGGCGAGGCTGAGTACATGGGTCGGTATACAACCTCCACATTCAAGGACTGTACTACATGAGCAGCAACGTTGACTACCACAGCGAGTACCGAGACCTCAGCTCAAGGAAGTATGAGGTCCAGCACATGATTAACCACCTGCCGAAGCATGTCGGCAAGACAATTGAGCTCGCCGTAAAAGAGCGCGAACGCGAGCTTGAAGAAGGGGTGGGCAAACTGAACCAGCTCCACGCTCTGGGATACATCTAATGGCCAAGTCCCTTTTAGAATCCAACACGACCAAGGCAGTCCTGGGAGCGGGCATCATTGCCCTGCCCACGGCGCAGAGCTTCACGCGAGTGCTGCGCCTCGTGCTCGGCGAGTACCTGCCCTGGTCCGAGGAGGGAGACGAGTACCTCGCGGGGTTCCTCGTGACGGTCCTAGTCCCCCTCATCTCTCGCGTACTCGCCTTCCTGCATGAGCCTGAGAAGATGGAGCGGAACCTCTGATGCCTGCCGCCGCCCCTCCCAGGAAGCGACCCCGCCCGGTAAAGCAGAAGCCCATGCCCGAGGAGCTGCATGAGGATCTTGCCAATATCGTGGAGGCGCTTAAATACTGTTGGGAGGTCAATGCCCGTCCCGAGCAGAACCCGGACGACTTTGAGGACTGGGTCTACTGGGTGTACCTCGCGGGACGAGGCACGGGCAAGACGCGAGCTGGGGCAGAGCGCGTGCGGCAATGGGCTGAGCAGCGTTACGGCATTATCCACCTCGTGGCTCCGACAGCGGCGGACGCTCGCGACACTATGATCAATGGACCCGCGGGTATCCTCGCCGTGAGCCCGCCCTGGTTCATGCCCAACTGGGAGCCGAGCAAGCGCCTCCTCACGTGGCCGAACGGCGCCATGGCTCTAGTGTTCTCGGCGGACGAGCCTGAGCGCCTGCGCGGTCCTCAGTGCGAGGCTATGTGGCTGGACGAGCTGGGTGCCTGGCGGTACCAGCAGGACACGTGGGACATGGCACAGATGGGCCTCCGCTTGGGCAACGCTCCCAAGTGCATCATTACGAGTACGCCCAAGACCACCAAGCTCATTAAGGAGCTGGTTAAGGGCGACCTCGGGAAGACAATTATTACTCGGGGCAAAACGTACGACAACGCGGCCAACCTTGCCCCCGCGTTTATGAACATTATCGTCAAGCGTTACGCAGGCACGCGCCTCGGGCTGCAAGAGATAGACGGCCAGATCCTGGACGACAATCCCAACGCCCTTTGGAAGCGCGCCGACATTGACAAGTACCGGGTCCGCAAGGCGCCCGAGCTCCACAAGATCGTCATTGCTATTGACCCCGGCGTGAGCGACGGTTCAGATCCTGACGCCGCTGAGATTGGAATCGTCGCCGCCGGAGTCAATTACGACGAGGCAGAGGACCCGACCTATTACGTCCTCGAGGACGCGAGCGTGGGTCCTTGCTCTCCGTTCATTTGGGCGTCCGCTGCCATTACGTGCTACCACAAGGTGGAGGGGGACGAGATAATTGGCGAGGGCAACAACGGTGGCGCGCTCGTTGGGTCTACTATAGAAGCAGTGGAGCAGGGGCTCCCGTATGAGATGGTTACCGCGAGCCGAGGGAAGAGGACGCGAGCTGAGCCCGTGTCTGCTCTGTACGAGAAGGGACGCGTCCACCACGTCGGCTCCTTCCCAGACTTGGAGTCTCAGATGTGCGAGTGGGTGCCGGGAGAGAAGAGCCCGGACCGCATGGACGCGTTGGTATGGGCCATTACACGGCTGGCACAGAACGATGAAACGTTCGCCGCCTCGAGGATCTAGCATGAGTCCGGACACAAGGTTTATCACTCACGAAACGGCGGGCCAGGTCGTTGCCACCAGCGGCGATTACGGTACTGGGACGTATGGCGAGCAGGATTATGCCGACCCTGGCGTACCTGCCGCGAAGGCACGTAAGCAGGCGAAGTGGGACCGCGCCATGCGCCGCGAGGGCAACCGCTCGTTTGCAAACCCTAACCGCCACGGGCACAGGATCTAGCCATGGGCTGGCTGTCGAAAATATTTAGTGGTCCCACTCGGGGTAGTAAGGTAGTAGACTACCTAGGCCCCGATTACAGGGACCCTGGCATGTGGGACGTGCTCGCAGGCAAGTGGCCCCGCAAGTGGAAGGACTCGTCCAAGATCTTTTGCCCACCCACGTTCGCGGAAATGGAGCGAGCCTACGACCACCCCATTATTGGGTCCTGCGTTGACGCCATTGCGTCCGCCATGAGCGAGGCGCGTTTGGACGTAGGCAAGGAGGACGGCAACGGTGACTTCAAGTCCCTGGACAACCACCGCCTGCTCGACCTCATGAAAATGCCCAACGACTTTATGAGTTGGACGGACCTCATCCGCCAGTGGGTACTCAACTCGGAGACGACCGGGTACGGGTACATCTGGAAAATTCGAGGCAAGGGCATGAGCCAGGTCCGCCAGCTCATTCCCCTGCCCACGTCCTGGGTAACCCCGCATCGAGCACGCTATGGAGGAATAGTCGACTACTTTACTGTCAAGGGCAACGACAAGGTGCCCGTCGAAGACATGATAATGTACCGGAGGCCCTCCCCGAACGATCTCCTCGATGCGGGGGCACCCCTCAAAAAGTGCTGGCGGGACTACACTCTGGACCGCAAGCGCGAGGCGTTCATGGTTGAGCTCCTCGAGAACATGAAAGTCCCCGGGCTCATTGTGACCAAGAAAGGGGGCTTTGGCTCACCCAAACGCAGAGCAGCGGCAGAGCGCGAGCTGGACGACCAGCTGGGCGACATTGCTGGACGCAGCGGCAACACGCTCCTCCTGGAGGGGGATGTGGACGTCAAGTACCAGACGCCGCTCAGTGACCTCGACTGGCCTGGGTTCAGCTCCATTACCGAGTCCCGGATCTGCACCTCGTTTGGCGTGCCGGCTATCATTATCGGCTGCCGCTACGGGATGGACCGCTCGACCTACTCGAACATGTCGCAGGCCGAGAAGGCTTTGTACACTCGCACGTGCCGACCCAAGTGGGTGGCGATGGCGGACTGCCTTACCCGGGGACTCATTATGGCGGAGAAGGAGGACCCCAAGATGAAATTCAAGTTTGCCTTTGAGGAGCTGCCCCAGTTCCAAGAAGACGAGACTGAGTTGACTAGCCGAGTAGCCATGCAGTACGGGGTCGGACTAATCTCCCAAGAGGAGGGCCGCGAGGAGCTTGGGTTCACGGGACGCAACCCAGACGACACTGAGCAGAGCGCGAGCAACACGCCGCCGCAGCAAGAACAACAGCTCGACGAGAACGGCAACCCCATCCCGGCCAAGCAGCCCCCCGCCCCAGGGAGCGCAGCGTCGGTCGGTAAGGTTAAGGAGGGGGTCGAACTCGTCCTTGCCATTAAGCAACTTCACGAACTCAAAACGAACTAGGAGGCTGAGCCATGCCCAGCGGATACGCCAAAGCAGAGAACATTCGATACATTGAGGCAGCTCTTGATGCCGAGGAAGTGGAGCCGGGCGGTGCCGGGACGTCCATGCGCCTCGACCTGTACCTGGCCTCCATCCACGCTGCGCTCGACGCAAAGAGCGCGACGGGAACCACCATCCTCGAAAAGATCGACTCCCTGAGCGAGCCGGCTTAGTGCAACCCTAACGAGTAGGAGGTCTACAATGGCAATTGGTTATAGCAAGACGCGGAACATCGAGCGAGTGCAGGCGGCCCTAGACGGGCAGTCTGTCGCGGCGGGTGAGGCTGGTGCGAGGACTGAGACGTACCTCGCTGCCATCCTCACTGCGTTGGCTGGGAAGAGTGCAACCGGCTCCACCATCCTCGCGAAGATTGCCTCGCTGAGGGCGCCCGCCTAATGAGCACCGCAGCCAGGCAGAGCTTTCTCATTATCCCCCGCAAGGCGGAGGTCGCTGCCAAGCGGCTGAAGAGAAAAATAGAGCCTGTCCTGGCTGCGTCCATTAGGGCCATTGCCGAGGGTGTACGAGACAAAGTTGAACCTGCCGTGCTAGTGAAGCGCGTTGAGGACGACCTGTTCGACACGCTCTTCAAAATAAACCGCGCCGCCATGATGCCCATGATGCTGGACGGGTACAAGGTGGGCGGCAAGCTGCTCGGCAAAACGTACTGGGAGCCGTACGAGTGCAAGGCGTTCAGCACCCCGGCCAACGAGGTGTACGGGGACGAGGAGTTCTTGGCACGACGGCTCCGCCCCAGACTGTCGGTGTGGATTGAGAAAACGTCCAGTCAAGAAACCAAGTGGCAGTCCCAGCGTATTGCCGGCATTATCAACCGCACCTTTGCTGGGGAGTTTGGCACGCCCTCCGCTGAGCTCGCTGCCCAGATACTTCTCGAGAAGGGCCTTGCCGACAGTGAGCAGCGTGCCGCGCTCATGGCGAGGACGGCGAGCAACTGGGCCTACAACGAGGGCGCCACAGAAAGTTTTATAGACGACGGATACACTACAGGCGTATGGGTCACCAACAGTGCCGGGCCCTGTGAGTTCTGCGACGCAATGGAGGGGACGTATTTTGAACTTGGAAAAGACATTCTCAAAAGTGGTGCCCGCATAGAGGGCGCGAGCGGAAAGTTCTTGCACGTGAGCGAGGACACCGCCCACCCTCCGTTGCACCCGTTTTGCATGTGTACCATAATGCCCGGCGATTAGGCCGCAGGAGACCAACGATGAAACGACAAATTGTCCCGGTAAAGTTCAGCCGTATGCTGGACGCAACGTCCGCCAAGGCTCTGTCCTTTGCGCCTACCGAGGAATCGAAGAACGGCTATCTAGAGGGCTATGTTGCCGTCTATGGCAATATCGACTCCTACGGCGACCGGATAGTCCGGGGAGCTCTTGCGAAGTCCATCTCCGAGCGCGTACCCGCCGGCAAGGTCCCGCTCGTGACGCGGCACTTTGCGCACGGCGGCGACGGCGAGGACGCCATCGGACTTATCACCCAGGCGCGTGAAGATGACTACGGCCTCTGGATCCACGCTGAGTACTCGGCAGACCCTGAGGCGCAACGTATGCGAGCCAAGATAGAAGAGGGCATTGTCTGGGGCCTCTCCATCGGATACGAGCTCGTTAAGTGGCAGGAGGTTAAGGAGGGAGAGAGGTACGTCCTCGAGATCCTCGAAATGAAGTTTCTGGAGGGGACGGTGACCTGCCGCCCCGCCAACGAGCTTGCAGTTATTACCGCGGCCAAGTCGCTTCGTAATGAGTTGCCTGCCGGCGATACCGACAACGGTCATCCGCCACACGCAACCGTAAAGATGCTCAGTGATAGTATTGACGCCTTCTTGGCAGCGGCGTCACAAGCAGAGCCGAAAACAGCTCCCCTGCCTACGCAGGACGCGAGCGTCGATTTCACTCTCCTTGAGCTTGAGAACGCTGAGCGTCACCTTGAACTACTCAACTATGAACTACAAACAACTGGAGAAAGCTAATGAAAAAGCTAGCCGAAATTCTCGCCAAGATGAAGCTCGTCCACGGCGAGATGTCCGCACTGCTCAACAAGGGCAAAACCGCTGAGGACGAGGCGCAACGCGCCCGGTTCAAAGTCCTCTATGAAGCCAAGTCGGAAGAGTACAACAACCTCAAGGCTGAGGCCGACGAGGTGCGCGAGCTCGACCGCATCCAGGCCGAGATTGACAGCCTCGAGGCGGACGCCAAGCCCGACCTCCGCGGCAAGTCGCTCACCGGTGGACGTGCAGGCGCCCACACCGCTCCCCAGACTTCCGCGGAAGGTAACGAGGGTGGTGGCGTGGACGTGCTCGACAACCCCCGTGCCAAGACCATCTTTGAGGTGGACTCCAGCCCCGAGCGCCAGGAGTACCTGCACCGGTCCATCTTCCTCACCTTTGCCAAGACGGGCCCGGCTCGTATGGACGGCGAAGCCATCGAGGCGTTCAAGTGCAAGGACCAGCGCCTTGCGGGTAAGGACGGCGAGGAGAGTGACCTCCACATCCGCCTCCCGCGCTCCATGGCCAAGAACATCCTGTCCCAGGGTGCCAACGCTCGCGTGGGTATCGACCACATGCGTGCCAAGGTTGTGCTGAGCACGGACGCCACGGGCGGCTCCACGGACTCGGGCACTGCCAACCTCATTGCTCCGGACTTCCGTCCGCAGCTCCTGCGTAAGGCCGTCTGGTACCCCGACCTGTACGACCTGGTCCGCCTCATCCCTGCCGTCAACGGCACGGCGGAATGGCCCATGCTCGACCAGACGAGTGGCAAGCGCCACGGCGGTGTTGCGTTTACCTGGAAGACGACGGAAGGCGCGGACAAGGGTTCGACCGAGCCCGTGTTCAAGGACTTCACCATCTCGACCGCTGAGCTGTCGGGCTGGACGGAAGTGTCCCGGCGCGCTCTGCGCCGTCCCGCGCTCGACCTCGAGGCGCTCCTCACCGAGCTGTTCCGCTCCGCCGTGCGGTACGAGTTCAGCCGTGTTATCCTTGAGGGCACTGGTGCCGGCTCGCCGATGGCTCAGCCCCTCGGTATCCTCAATGCCGCAGTGACCAAGGTCACTCGCGAGACGGCCAACATGGTGGACTGGATTGACCTTGTCAATCTCGAGTTTGCCCTGGGCCAGGCTCAGCGTGCCAACGGTCGTTACGTCCTCCACGAGACGGTTGAGAAGTTTCTCAAGCAGACGGTGGACAGCGACAAACGCCCCTTGTTCACCGCGGACGTACAGAGCAACATCAAGAACCTGCTCGCGGGTTACGGGTACACTGCTCACGACCACAACACCAATACCACCCCGCTTACGCTGGGCGTCGAGGGCGACATTATCTTTGGCGACTGGAACGATTACGGCTGGGCAATGGAGGAGGATATTATGATCGCTCGCTCCGACCACGCCGCGTTCAAGCAGGACCGGGTAGTGTTCCGCCTTACGGTGTTCGTCGGCGGCAAGCCCATTTACCTCGACTCGTTCGTCATGCTCGACAACGCCGTGACGCCGTAACGTTGTTGGCAGTGGTAGGGCTTCCCTCCCCTGGAGCCATTGCCTAACCGACCCCGGTCCACTGGGTAGCCTTTCGCTCAGTGGGCCGGGGGACCGAAAGTAGAACATGAAACACGTTCGCGTAAAACCGCTATACCGGCTTGTGTCGCTCGGCTTGGAGGTTGGGGTTGAAGCCCTACTGCCTGGCCATGTTGCTGCCTCGCTTGCCGTCCGCAAGTTTGTTGAACTGCTCAACGACGAGCTGGAAGAAAAGGAAGAGTGCCATGGCGCTGAAAATGCTGAGCCTCCCAGTGCTCAAGGACTACATAAAGTTGACCTCGGACGCGGCGGACTCAAACCTGACCGCCCTGGGGGAGGACGTCGAGGCTTGGCTGGAAAGCCGTCTGGGCGTGTCCCTCGCTCCCAGAAGCGTGGTTGACGAGCGAGTCCGTGGCGGTGGTCGTTTGTTGCGAGTACTCGTCCACCCTGTCACTGCCGTGACTGCCGTTAAGGTTTCGATACCTTACGGCGTTGAGGACGTGCCCGTGGGAGAGTACGAGGCAAGCGAGTACGGCGTGGAGCGCGTTGCAGAATGGCCCCTGTGGGACTATTACGAATATAAGGTGTCCTACACTGCCGGGTATGCAAACGCCGCAGCGTGTCCCGCTGAGCTGCGCCTACTTGCCATGCAGCTCGTTGCCAAGGTGTACCGCAACCAAGACGACCACGCGAGCGAGTCCTCCAAGGGTGGAGGGCTTACGTGGAACGACCACCTCAACGAGTTCCAGCGGATGATCCTTGAGGATTGTTCGTACCAGAGGGTATTCTAATGTTCGATACTCCAATACTAAAGTACCGCCCAACGCGAGTTGCCGACCACTTTGGGTCCACCCTGGTGTTCGGTACCCCGGTCAAAATCTGGGGGGACGTGGAGCGGAGCGCCGACAGTAGAATCGAAGTGGACATCAACGCGGACGAGGATGTGGCTATCGGCGACATTCTCGTCTTCCAGACGTGAGGCACACATGAGCGACCCAACAGCAACGACAACCAGCGTGGTTGAGTTCATGAACGTAATAAGCAACCTCGGTGGACTCGGGGCAATGGTCGTTTACTTTGTTGTTCGCGACAAACGCCAAGCCGAGGTCCAACAACGTCGGGACGAGGCGCTCAGTGCGCAGAGTCTCGAACGTGAGAAGAAACTGTCCGACAGGCTGAGCAGCGTGGAGGACTTCCAGCGTACAGAGCTTTCTGGCCTTGTGCGGGAAACCGTCAAGGTGGTGAGTGAGAATACTACCGTACTAAACCGGGTGGGCAACGCGCTCACCTTAATCAAACAAAAACCATAAGGAAACGAGACCATGCCTATTCTTGCAACTGCCGCACGCAACGCCGCCGTGAACGCCATCGCTGCTCTGCTCAACGGCGGCACCATCCGCTTCGAGACGTCCGCCAACAACGAGGTCGCAACCTGCGGGTTCAGCGCGACCGCGTTTGGTGCCGCCGCGATCGGTACCGCAACCGCTAACTCCATCTCCAGTGACACCAACGCCGACGGCGGTACGGTGGACCACGCGCTCCTGCGGGACTCGTCCGCCGCAACCATTATCACGGCAACCTGCACCGCCACGGGCGGCGGTGGAGACATCGAACTCACCTCGCTGGCCATCGGCGCCGGGGACACGCTCGCCGTGAACTCCATGACGCTCACCCAGCCGGCATCGTAATTGAAACAACCAGCGACCCTTTAAATCCAGGAGGAGGTTTTAAAATGGACAACCAGGAAGACATTTTTGAGAAGCTGGACTCGCTCGTCCTGCGAGTGTACGGCGACCCGAGCGCAGGCAAGGACCCTGTCGCAACGTTCAGCGCGAGCGTTGCCGAGGACCAGCCCATTGCGGATGAGGTGCGAGTTGAGTTCAAGCAAATGAGCCCATGCCGCATCACGACACTGTTGACGCACGGCACACTCCAGGTGGGCACGTCCCAAGCGCGAGTTGAGCTTGGCAAGGGCAGCGTCTTCACGCTGAGCACGCTGGAGGCGGTTGCGGGCACCATGCTCACTGTCCGCCCCATTGTCGCTCGTAAGGCGGGGACCAAGGATCTCGCGACAGCCATCGCCGAGGTAATTAACCTTGAGCCCAAGGGCTACGCTGTCGTGATCCGCGCCAAGCGTCCCCTCCACTGCATTGTATGTGGTGGCGGTGAGATGCTGGACATGGACCACAAGCCCAAAGGCACTCCGAAGAATGCCTATGCAGTACAGTGCAAGAACTGTTTTGCTGTCGAATTCGTGAAACGATAAGGTAACCACTCATGGCTAGCACAGGCTTTCAGTTGTTCGCATCTATCGCGCAGGACGCCAACGGTGGAGTCCAGTCCTTTGCGAACCTGTCCCAAGCCTTGTCTAATGATACGGACTATGCCGGCACCAGCAACATCTCCGCAGGCAACAAGTCCTACCGCATCAAAGTAACAGACGCCTCCGCCAACCTCAGTGCTGTCAGCGGCACGGTTGACGGGATAGAGATTAAGGTCATTTGCTACGGCGCCTCAAGTGGGTCCCAAGAGATTTACCGGGACCTCGCTCAGCTCATTATTGGTGGGACGCAAGTAGGTACCAACAAAGGCACCCCCGGGGGCTTCACTCAGATTGCAGGCCTCGAGACTATAACGTTCGGGGGCACCACTGATAAATGGGGCCTCACACCGACCGCCTCCCAGGTAAAGGCTACGGACTTTGGGTTCGCTTGGCAAGTGCTGTCGGACGGTGGGTCGAGCGCCTCAACGCGTGTCTACTCAATCTACGTCAACATACACTACACCCCGAGCGGTGCACCAACTCACACTGCCACAGGCGCCCTAGACAACGCCGCGCTCACAATGGACGCGAGCGCAACGGACATTGCCAAGGCAACAGCTCACCCGGTAACCGCGCACCTCACTATGGCGAGCTCCGCCAAGGCAACGCGTAAGGGCTCGGGCGTGCTCGGCTCGTCTCCGATGTCTATGGCAGGAACCACGTACCGTGTTGTAGAAGCCAGCGCAGACTTTACAATGTTCGTAGACTCCAGTACGCTCAGCGGAACCGCGGTCCGTGTGCGCACTGCCACTGGCGACATCTTGCTGGAGCCCCTAGCCGTGGACGGGGCCGCCTTCACCCCGTCCGCTCATGCCACCTCCGCCATCGTGTTCGAGCCCGCCCTAATCTCCGGGGCGGCAAAAGACATAGCCTCCGCAGCGGGTAGTCTCGTGCTCGAACCCTTGGCGGTGGATGGTGGCGGGGGACTCGCTCGCACATGGACCATCCACCTCACACTGCCCGGGGACGTTCGCGTATCTGGGCAGGGGGTGGGCCCAATTGAGTTCTGCCAAATTACTGTCGTGCCTAAGCCGTTGCGGATGGCGTGTGCCGCCAAGGTCTTCAAGTCCTCGGAGGCTGAGCTCGCGAGTGTAGCGGTAGAGCTCGCGGGAGCTGCGCAGCGTTTCTACCTGCGCTCTGCCTCAGGCGGTGTCTCCTTGACAGCCCTGGAGCTCGTTTCCGAGGCTGGCACTGAGGCCGACAGCTCGCACACCGCAACCGCTCAATTGGTTCATGAACCCGCCTCGCTGGCGGCAGACGGCACGAAGTACGCTCGCCGGACAGCTGGTGCCACTCTAGTCCTTGAAGGGCTGGAGATCGCCGCTGACGGCTCCTCCTCCCAGAAGACCAAAGTTGCCACGGCAGCACTGAGCACGTCTCCCGCTGAGCTTGCCGGCACTACGCTGTCCGCTCTGCGCTCCACGAGCTCGCTGGACCTGGGCGCATTGCTCGTAGAAGCTGCCGGCATTAAGCAGACGACGGCAAGCAGCTCGCTGGACGCGGGTGCGCTCGTGGTAGAGTGCTCCGGGACCCGGTTGGTTCTGGCGCGTGCGGAGCTTGAAGTGGGTCACTCCATACAGGTCTCCGGTGTCGCCCGTTCGACAGCGTGTCGCGCCGTGTGCGAGTTCGAGGTTGCCCCGTTCGAGGTCGCGAGTTCTGGGAAGCGTGTCGTCTCGGCGAGCGCCGCAGTTGAGCTGCCCGCGACAGACGTGGAGCTCGCGTTTAAGACGACCCGAGTGGCAACGGGCGGTATGGTGTTTGAACCACTCCTCGTACTGGGTCGGGATTCGAGGCGCTCGCTCTTTGCGCCGGGCGTTGCGTACCGGGTCGTGAAAATCTCTCATTCCGAGACTGGGAAGAAAGTTCTCTCCCTCGAAATTCTCGAGAGCCCGGCGGTGTCCAATGTTTAAGATGCGAGTAAAAGGCGTCAAGTGGTGGGCGCGTTACTTGGACGAGGCAATGAACGCAGCCGCCATGGAGCAGCAAGTAAAGGCCGCAAGGCTCGTGGCAGCGAGTGCCCGAGCTGCAATGAAGCAGGCACCCATTGTAGTGGGCCCGCGAGGGGGGATAACCTATATCCCATCCGAGCCAGGCACGCCGCCCCATGTAAGGACCGGCACGTTGCGCAGAGACATCAAGGTCCTCAAGCTGCGCAAGACAGTAGTGGTCCGGATGGGGCTCAGCGGGTGGTACGGTATCGTTCACGAGTTTGGTGGAAAGTTCCATCCGCCGAGGCCGTTTATACGTCCCGCCTTTGATCGCATAAGCGAGAGATACCCCGACCTCTTCCGGGACCTCCCGCTGCGCAAAACGTACAACGACCACGGGCTTAGTAAGCTCGGCGGAGGAGACGAGTAATGGCGGTCACAGCATGGACACTGCCGGGCAGCGTTGCAACGGGTGGGACGGGCGTTGCATGGGGCTCGATTACCAACGCGCTCACAGACGGGACGGACGACGCCCTGGCGATCATTATTAGCCAGTCCACTAACGAGCTGCGGTTCAGTAATTTCAACTTCGCCTCGCTGATCCCCTCGGGTGCTATTATCGACGGCATTGAGGTACGCACCAAAGTCTACCACACCAGTGCGGGTTCAGACATTTTTGATGACGTCCTCTCGCTCTTTGCAAGCGGTGCGGGAGTGGGCGCCAATAAAGCGAGCCTCACGGAGTGGCCCATTTTTACGGGGGGCAGTGCTGTGGTCACAACTCGAGACTACGGCGGAGCGACAGACAAGTGGAGCCTTACCCCGACCTACGCGGACGTTACCGCTACAGGCTTTGGCTTCCTTGTTAAGGCAAAAGAGACTGCCGGGTTGTCAAACGCGGCACGCATACAGGTAGGCTGGATGCGGATCCACTACCACATGGCGTACTCAGCCACAGGCGCCCTAGACAACGCCGCGCTCACAATGGACGCGAGCGCAACGGACATTGCCAAGGCAACTGCCGCGCTCAGCTCGCACCCCGTAACGCTGCATGGTGTCGGCGTAGACACGGGCAAGGCTTCGGGAGGTATAGCACTCGCCGCCACTGAGCTCAGCGGTACAGGTACGTCCGACAGCGGTGCCGCGACAATTGCAGCAACCGGCGAGCTCGTTGTTGGCGAGCTCACTTTGTCCGCTGTCGGCAAAATGATTCGCCGAGCAGTGGGCGCCATTGCGCTCCCCGCGTTGCGAGTTGTGAGCAGACAGGACCTCATAGAGCCTGCGGTGCCCGAGTACAACTTCTCGGCAGCATTGCGCGAGCATCTCATGGTGGACCCGTTGCTCGCTCACAAACTGAGCACATGGAATTTCGGGGCGGGAGAGAAACCGTCCATCCACCTGTCCCCGACCCCTCCTCCAGAAGCCGCCTCTCCGCTCATGCTCATTGGCGAGTCTACGAGTGCCGAGGCGCAGCAACGTTCTAACCGATACGACAAGAGCGAGGCAATGTCTGTAATGGTGCGAGTATTTGGCGCCAACCTTGAGAGTGACGCCGCAGCCGCGGGCATCTCGCAACGAGTCTACGACCTGTTGTTCTCGCGTAGTAAACACCCACTCCTGTCTATGGCAGGTTGGACTATAGTGCGGACCGACGCAACGTTACCGCAACGCATTGTTGACGAGCTTGGGATGCCAGGCTTCGTAATAACCGTAGAAATAATTGCAAGCAGAAACCAAGAAGGAGTCTAGTTATGTCGGCAAATGGAAGCAATGGCGTCCTCACCGTTGGGTCGGTTGTCCAGTACGTCCGGGACGTTCAAATCGCAATGAGCGCGAGCGAGGGAGACGACACCTCGCGAGCCAACCAGGGCTGGGAAAGTGTACAGCCCGGACTCCGCAAGTGGCGGGTGGACTTTGACATGGTCGTGAATGTCGGGGACACTATCTACACCTCGCTGCTCACCAGCTTCGTAAACGGGTCGGGCATTACCGCCACTGCCAAGGACGCGCTCAACAACTCCATTGGCGGCAATTGCTGCGTGGTCAAGTTCGACCGCACTGAGCCGCTGGACGGGGTTGTGACCTGCTCGGTCACTCTTGCCGGTCGCGGCAAGCCCACCGTATCCTAACCACTACTCACAACCAACGAGGGAAAAACAATGTCTGACAAAAAGAACACCGAGAAGGTCGAGCGTAAACCCAAAACGTTCGTGGACTCCCTGGGCCGCGTTTGGCAGCCCAAACTTGAGACGCTTGTCGTAATTGGCGCCTGCCGTGCAATGGACATTACCGTCCAAAAAATCATGAGCATGTCGCTGAATATCGGGGACATGCTCGACCTTCTCTGGTGGGCTTGCAAAGAGCAGGCGATGGAACGCCAGCTCAACTATGAGGACTTCATGACCATAGTGGTGCCGCTCAACAAACTGCCCGACGCCATTACGGCAATGGCAGAGCTGATCGAGGCCTCCTTCCCAGGAGCTGCGGACGCCGTTAAGGTTATGGGAGGTTCTGCGTTTAAGCAGCAAGGCCCTTTAGAGAATGGCAGGTAGACGACTTGTTGGAGCTCGCTGTCCGTGCCGGTGTTAGTCCGTCCGACCCGTTCACACCGAGGGACTTGTTCGTTCTAGCTGCCGAGGTTGAAGATGCAAAGTGGTCCCACACTGCGCAGCTCACCGCCGCCGTTGTCAATGCAATGAGTGGCAGGGGCAAGGCAGTTGAGTCCGACAAGTTTAATCCGATACGCCAGGCGCGTCTAGGCAAGCGTAGTGCCAACGAAGGCATGAGTATTGCTGAGGCAGTCAAACTAATTAAGGAGATGGACAATGGGGTCAGCCGGTGACGTAAGAGGAGGCGGAGCATTCCTCGAACTTTATACAGTGTCCAGTGGACTAACCACGGGGCTCAACAGAGTCCGTGGAGATGTGCTGCGTTGGGCGTCCGCCCTGGCGGCAAGCGTCACGACCATTATGGCTCCCATCTCGGCACTCAAGAACTTCGCGGACTACGGAGACAACGCTGCCAAGTCTGCAAAGAGACTCCGAGTAAACGTCGAAGAGCTGCAAGCAATGCGGCACACTGCCGACCTCGCGGGCATGTCGAATGAGAAGTTCGACGGCTCGCTCATGCGCATCACTAAAGGTGCCGCCGAGGCAGCGACAGGCAACAAAGAGTTCGTGGAGACGTTCAAGTCCCTCAAAATAAACGTCAACGAGTTTATGCAGATGAACCTCATTCAAAAGCTAAACGCGTTGAAGGAGGGGTTTGCACAACTCGCGCCCGCCATGCAGTTAGACGCAGCGTTCAAGCTCATGCGGTACGAGGGAGCCCAGTTCATAAACGTCCTCGAGGCAGGCAACTTCGAGAGGTATGCGGCGGAGGCAAAGATGCTCGGGCTTGTCCTGGGAGGGGACGTTGCCTCACGAGCTGAGGTCCTTTCGGATTCGATACAACGACTCCAGGGCGCGTTGAAAGGACTGTCGCTCGCGTTTGGTGCAGCAATATCCGAGGACGCCATAAACCTAATTAACTGGATGACCGCGTTCACTGTCGCGACACGTGAGGCGGCAACGAGCTCACCCGAAATGGTCGCGAGCTTAATGATGATCGGAAAGTTCGGCCTCATACTCGCTGCCATCTTTGGTGTTGTTGCGCTCGCCGCCACAGGGGTGCTGGTGCCGTTCCTGCTTGTTGCTGTCGCTGTCGTTGCTATCGTCGAGGCGTTTGGTCTCGTGGACACAGGCGCAGCGGACTTGTTCAAGTCGATAAAGGTCGGCGGGCAGAGCTTGCACGGATGGTGGACGTGGTTCGGAGACGAGCTCGTCAACATTATGCTAGTGGTGTGGGACGACATCAAGCTAGGGCTCGGCGGGCTAGTGGACTTTTTCAAAAACTCAATTGACCGGATCCTCATCTACTACATGAAAGCTCGCGACATGATCGGCCTTGGCAAGGACGAGTACTGGAGCGAGATTAAGAAGCGTGAGGACAACATAGCCAACAGGTGGTCCGCACGCGAGCAACAACACGCCGGCAACATGGAGCGGGAGAGCCAGCGCAAAGCGGCATCCAAAACGCGCCTCGAAGAGGATGCGGCCTCGACAGCAACTAACCCGCTCAAGAACTTCTTTAACAGGATGCGGGACATCAAGTCCTTCCTCGAAATGCCCGAGGCAGGTGGCCCCTCCCCAGACATGCCGTTCGGAGGTCCCCTCCCGGGCATCCCAACCAAGCTGGGCGTTAAAGGTTTCTTCGGTGGCTCGTTTGGTGCTGAGCAACTCGGGGAGGCGTATGCGGGTGGCAGCTCGTTTGAGGAAAGGCAGCTCAGTAAACTAGACTCCATCGACAACAGCCTTCGACAAGTTGCCGACAACACCAAGTCAAACCGTATACCCACGTTCCAAGGAGACTAACCGTGTCCCTCCTCTCGTTCTACTTCCCATACCGTGAGGCTTTTGAGAGCCGCAAAATCTCAGCCGACCAGAACGGCGCCTATGAAGACCGAGTCTACTATGTCTGGCAAACGGACCCCGAGTTTATTTGGTGGTCCAACATGCTGCCCAAGTGGATGTCTCCGCACCCGGACGGCTTGCTCATGTCCAACTTCTTTGCGGAGAGCATTGCAGTGGACCCGCCGACCAAGGGACTGCCAAACGAGTGCCGCGTTACCATACGGTACCGCGAATACACCTACGGACTCACTCCGGCAGGAGAGGATTGGCAGTTCGACTATGTGTCGCAACAGATGCACATCTCAAGCGTGCCAAATGATTCCTACGCAATACACTACCCGCCCACCGCCTACGCGGGACTCGCTATAGGTACGGACGGGGAACGTACTGAGGGCACGGACGTGATGCGCAGAGTTGAGACTATAGTGGTCACCAAGATGTGGACTAACATTGACCGCGTTGGTCGTTACATACTCGCGAGCTTAGCCAACACCGTCAACAGCCGATACTGGTTCGACTACCAGCCTGGCGAGGTGCTGTTCACAGGCTCGCAAGTAAGGCGGATGCCCAACGGACTCGTCAAGGTACAGTACAACTTCACAGCTCGTAGATACCAGCCTGCCTTCCCGGTGCAGTTGTACACCGGAGAGGTCGTCCCAGTTGAGCCCCGCCCGTGGGACTATGTTTGGTATCGGTACTTGGATACGAGCTCAACGGACACCGAAACCAACGAAGAGACTGAGGCAAAGGGCATCCGCAGTATCCACATCAACCAGGTGTACGACTTTGCGGACCTGCACGTGCTCGGACTCTCAGGACCTTACGGATGATAAAACGAGTAGACGACAACACTACAATAACCCGGCGCAAAATGAACGAGGTTATTGACGCGCTCAACCGCCTAAAGAACGTGGGTGGCACTGCCGGCGTACAAGTCAGCGAGGACTCAAACGGCGTCACCATTAGAACGCAGAGCGAGAAACGGCGCAGCCAAACCACGCTTAAGGTGCGGTGTAAGAACGTCGGAGAAGTGCCCCTCAAAAAGTTCTCCAACGCTGTCGTCCTCTCGTCCTTGTTTGCAACGAGCGACCCCGCCTTCGCGACAGACGCCATCCTCAAGATCCGCCTCCCAGAATTTGAATCGGACGAGGGGCGCAACTTTGTAATCACGGCAGAGTCCATCCCCGTAGGAGGCATTGGACTCTGTACCATTACAGGGCTCACCCCTGCCTACATATACGGCACGGGGAGCGCCCATGGCACTGCCGGGTTTAAGTTTGCGACAGGGCAGCCTGAAGCACTCACCCCGAGCGAGCCCGGAGCTAAAATTATCCACGCCGTGGGAGGCGGGGTTGCAGCTCAGTACCTGGGACTCGTACTCCTGGGGGCGGGGGATGGCGGGACGGCGGACGAGTCTGGCGACACAATGCTGGAGATCGTGGCGACGTTGCCCCCAGTGCCAACAGACGAGGGAGCCTATAAGAAAGTGTTCTGGGGTAACTCAACTGTCATAGACGGCGGTACAGGGGACAACCAAGCGTGGACAGCCTCGTGGAAGGATACGCGCTGGTACCCCGAGCGCCCCACCACCAAGAACGGAACCCCGGGAGTTTAAGCCATGCCCTCATGCTATTTAGGCGAGACAATTGCCTCGGGCGTTACACCACCCACGTGGCACCTGGACGAGTGCTTTTGGGATTCCCGTACAGGACAGAGTCCGCTGATGCAGCTCTGCCGTTCTTGTCGCGAGTGCTTGGCAGCTATTAAGGCGCCGCTTACTGCGTTCACTCGCGTAGGAGCCAACCCGTCCGACACGCGCTTTGGAGAAATAGACTACGCTGGGCACCCCGAGTGGAACCCGGCGCAGGATTTCTACACCATCCTCACTGAGCTGCACCAGCGCATTGGCACCGACATGCTCGGAGTCTACGTGGATCCGCTCACGTGCAAACGTTGGCGATACCATCCGAGCGCGAGCGCAACGGCGGTGCGGCAAGCCTACATGGAGAAAATCTACGTTACTTGGCCGGTGCTCGGCACGCCTGTCTTTAAACTCAACTTCGCGTTGCAGGAGGACTGGTTTGCTATCATGGAGGCTATGCGGGACGCTCTTGAGGCGTATGCAGCTCTTCAGAAAAAGTCTGACCCTTGGACGCTCACGGTCGCTGGACCCTTTGTCGCAAACGCGGACATCTCGTGGCCCAGTCTGAGCAGCCCGAGCGGCACGTACCTAAAGGGCGGGCTAGTCCCACTCCCCGCCCCAGGACAACCTTACTACACTACAGTCTCTGGAGGTCGCGTTTATTGGGGGGTTGACTTGTCGGGAGGCAAGCAACGTTATGAGAACATAGATTTTGGGATTGGAAAAGAAAGTGGCAACGGGTACAGCATTGCCCAGTTTGGTTTTGCAGTGGGTATTGGTGCAGCGGACAACGACCCGAGTCTATGGAGCGGCAACGTGAGGCTGCCCACAGGCAGCGGATACGTAGACGGTGACCACCCTCCGCCCAGTGACTATGTTCAGGTCGGGTGGTTCAAACAGAAAACGCGTACCGTACGGATCTCTCTCAACCTGTCTACAATACCCACGCCCTTGCGCAGTGCGCTGGTCGGTAAAACATTTGCCTGGACTGCTCAGCTCAGGGACCGCAGCACTGTCAATCCGTTCCCGCTGCCGTACACTGCCACGCCGGCAAGCGGGACCTTTGTTGTCACCTCTACTGGTACGAGCCCCGCCTACGTGGACGTGGTCTTCGACATAACAGACGACTCCAGCGTCACGGGACCCCCGTTTGTCGGCGGCTCGTACCATGACGACGGTGTGTGGATGAAGGAGGCGGGCACTCCGTATATTACGCTTACACCCAACGTCTACAACTTCTGCCTCACGGCTTGCAATACGTACGTCAACGCCACCCCATAAGAAAGGAATAGACATGTCTAACGGCTTCTCTACCCAAGTACCTAAAGAGCTGTTTAAGCTCTGCCAACAAGTCGCTCGCGACATTTACGACACTAAGAAACCGAGTGAGCAATACGCGGACCGCGTTGCTCGCTTGCTGTTTATGACCATGGCGCATGAGTCCGACAACTTTGCCTTCAGACGTCAACGAGGTTGCGGACTCGCGTCCCCAATTGGCGCCTGGGGCATTATGCAGACGGAATGGGGCAGTATGCTTGACTCGTTCCGAGCTCTGGAGGCGAGGCCTGTGCTGCGGACTCGCGTCCTCGAAGCCCTCTCCCCAGAATCCGGAAAGGCTCTGCTTGCTGCCATTGCACATGTGGACGCGTTCTTTGAGGACTGGGAGAACAAAACGTCCAAGATGCGAGCTGAGCAAATGGAGTTCCTCCTGCCTCTCACTGAGGAAGGCGGGGACCTGCTCAGTGTTATCCTTGCTCGCTTGCACTACCTCCGCAATGCGAGTCCTGTACCCGCGAGCGAGGGGCAGATGGCAGAGTATGCAAAGTTCGTTTACAACACGGCACGTGGGAAGGCCTCCTCTCTTAGATACCTCGAGGCTTACAAAAGATGGGCGTCTTACGTAATCGACACGCCGCAAACGCAAAAAGTAGACGAGCGTAAGTCCGGCAGCGACAACGAGTCCTAACCCCTCCAAGATAGTTAGATACAAAAGCCCCAGATCGTACCCGGTAGTGGTATAGTTTACTTACGTACGACATAAAGTCAAAAGTAAATAAAGAGCAACTGAGTAGTTGGCATAAGCACTACCGGGTAGTTTCTGGGGCTTTTGCATCTAAGCAGTACAGCCATAGAAACCCCGCACTAGGTAGGACCTGGTGCGGGGCTCGTTTGGTTAGAAGGACTCGAACTCAGTGGTGCGCAGTATGCGCCCGTCGTCTCCCACGTTCTTGGGCTGGAGCTCGTACCAGTCCTCGGGGTTGCTCGGGTGCTCAATATAGACAGTCTCAACTCCAAAATCACCTACCGCGAGCTGCGCAGAGCTGTGGTCCCGCCCAAACGTTTCGACGTTCTCGAACAGGTCGTAGATGAACCCAACAGCGTCAGCGACGGACGCCGCCTTAACTGGGAAGTCCGCGTGGTTGTCAATGCCGCAGCACTCAGCGTCTGAGATCCAGGAGGCGGAAACGAGGTAACGGTACATGAGTATTCTCCTTGTGGTTAGTGGCAATTGCGCTCGCCAACATAGCGAGCAATGAGCGCAGCGGTTGAGGGAGCAGCTTGCAGCGTTACAACGCGGTATTGTGTCGCGCCACTCTCCTTGACGTAGGCGTCAATGGCAGCGAGCCAGGAGGCAATGCGCTCGGGCTCGTCCGTGTCGTCCCAAAACTCCTCGCGGACAAACGTCTCAAACTCGCTGCCCACGTCAACGAGCATGTCGAAATCACTCTGGTAAACGTCCTCAAGCTGGGGCAGAGCTTTGACGAGCTCGTTGAAGTTGGTGCGCTCAGCGTTGTCAAGTACGTTGACAAGGCGCCAGTGCGGGCCGTCTTTAAGCGTGAGAATTTTCATTTCGATTCTCCTGGTTGGGGAGGGGCGACCCCCTCCCCAGGGTTGTGGTTAGACGAGCTCGCTTGTAATGTTGCGCTCGGGCTGGATGGTGGGGTGGAACTGCTTGGCGAAGGTGCTGGTGTGCTGAGTTACGCAGACGCTGCCCGTGGACTCGCTTACGGTAACGTACCGTGTAAGCGTTACCTCGTCCCGGTTGGGGCATACTGCCAGGTACGCGTTCAGCTTCTTCTGCGCTCGCGTAAACGTGTTGACGTCTGCAACAACGAGCCCGCGGTACTCAACTTTGAATCTGGTCTTTGTTTTCATTTTGGTTCTCCTGGTTGGGGTTGCTTACTCAACTGACAAACGTATTGTAACACATTGTTGAACAAATTGCAACCCTTATCTAAACGAGCTGCGCAGCGTCCACGAGCTCGTACGAGCTCGCGACAGGGTTCGGGAGCGTTTGACGGGACGAGCGGACACTGGTATATATATGCTTCATTGCGCCTCAAAAAAAAAAGTTCAAAAAAGTTGAGAAAGGGGTTGCAATTTGTTCAACAGTGTGTTACAGTACGTTTGTCAGTTGAGCAACTCAAACGCCCTAAGGGGCACAGGAGAACCAAAATGAAAATCACGAAGAAAGAATTCGCCCTCCTCACCGCCGTCGCTCTTAACGAGTACAACGAGTGCAACTATGGGATGCCCGAGAACGCGTCTGAGACGTCCACCTGGTCCAACTGCCTTGAGCTGAGCACGCGGGTCGATGGGTACCCCCTGCCCGAGGCGTCAGCGTTCGGTGGCGTCATTGCGAGCCTGGTCACCAAGGGGCTCGTTATTGCAGGCGGCAAGGGCAAGGACGCCACTGTCGCTCACACCGACAAGGGCTATAAGGCCTGGCGCAAAATGTACGACGCCCTGACGCTCAGCGAGCAGGACGCCCCCGCCCAGGAAGAGGAAGAGGTGCCGGTGGAGGTGGTAGCGGTGGAGAAGGCTGTCGCCAAGTCTGCGCGGGCTGCTCTTGCTTACGGGTGCACCCCCTCCGCCTTGGGTCGCTGGATGGGTGCTCACGGGTACACCGCCAAGCAGTTCAAGGACGTGCTCACCTACTTGGGTGTCGAGATGGCCGCCTCCTCAGTGACCACGGTCGTCAGCGACGGGAAGAGCGAAGTCTACCGCGGCAAGCTGCCCGAGCTCAGCAACGAGCACGTGAACGAGATTGAGGTTATCGCCGCCGGCGGCAAGCCGGGTGCCAAAAAGGTCGCCAAGAAGAAGGCCTCACGCAAGTCCTCGAAGTGACCCGACCTCGGGCGCACCGGTATGAGAACACCGGTGCGCCCCGGAGCGGGCCATACGGGCCAGCACAACCGCCTTCAAGGCTAGGAGAAAGAACATGAGTAAAGTGAACGTGGGTAGCGGTGTCGAGGTAGAGGTAAAGGGAGACGAGCTCGTTATCCGGGTCAACCTCAAGGGAGACTATGGGAAGTCCCAGTCTGGCAAAACCACAATTGTCGCGAGCACTCGTGGCGGCGTCCCCATCGAGGGAACCAACGGAGCCACTGTGAGCCTCAACGTCTACCGCAAGGTGTAAGGCTCCCCGGGGGCTGCGGTACGAGCTGCCGCAGCCCCGTCTAGAAATTTTTTACTTGCGCTCATGCGTCCCGGGTGCTATACTCGCTTTTGTCAGTGCAAACAGGAACCCACAACGGAGAAGGTTAGATGTCCAGGCCATCAAAAGGATTTGTCTGCGTACGTAACGACACGTACCTCGGATTCGCCAACAGCAAGAAGTTCAACTTCTCGCAGATTATGTGGAGCACACACCGCGAGGACGCGGCGGTGTTCCGTACTGCCGAGGACGCGTCCATCCAGGCTCACGCCTTCAAGGGGTGCATTGTGCGCTCGCTTGGAGATCCCATAATCACGCTAGGTGAGAAGCTTGCGGCAGAGCTTGCCGCTAACCCGAAAGGTACCAATGCCATGTCTACGAAGAAAGAGTCCACCTCCACCCGCGCCAAGTTGTACGACCACTCCATCTACAAGGTGGGCAAGTGCCTCGGCGCCAAAGGGTACTCAGCTCCCCAGTTCAAGAAACTCCTTGAGCACCACGACCTCCTGGGCGCTCTGTCCGCCTCGTCCATCCCGACCGCCATCAGCGACGGGAAGAGCGTCAATTACTCCGGCGCCCTGCCCGAGCTCAGCAAGAGCGCATGGGCCGAAATCAAGAGCGTCTGCGGTGCTCCCGGTGCCACGGTCGAGGACGCTGCTCCCGCCAAGAAGCCTGCGGCGGCCAAGAAGCCTGTCGCTGCCAAGGCCACTGCTCCCGCCCCCGCCAAGAAGCCCGTCGCCAAGAAGAAGTCGAAGGCCGCCTAATGGTCCAGAGTCCTGCCCGGGTAGCATGAGCTGCCCGGGTCTACCTTAACACGAGGAGTGAACTATGGCATTGGCAGTAAAGCTAGCCAACCCGCTCAAACTCAAACCGCACCCGCGTAACGTGCGAACGCATGACGAGCGGAACATTGGCTCCATTATGGCCAGCCTCGAGGCGTTTGGACAACGTACTCCGGTGGTGGTCAACAAGCGTAACCAAGTCCTCAAGGGCAACGGGACGCTCGAATCGGTCAAGCGACTTGGGTGGGACACCATCGAATATGTCGTGGCGGACCTCTCCCCAGAACAAGAGCTTGCCTACATGCTCGCGGACAACAAGACCAGCGACCTCTCGGAGTTCGACTATGCTGGCTTGACCGAGATCCTTAAAGAGCTGAGCGACCTCGAAGTGGACATGGATACGACGGGCTTCTCCGAGTACGAGTTGAAGCCGTTGTTTACTGCTCAGGATTGGAAGCCACGCGAGCGCAGCGACGAGGACGACCCGGAGGAGCGCCTCCGTGTCCAGTTTAATGAGGACCAAACCAAAACCATTATGGCGGCATACTCAGCTCAGGCGAGCGAGGACGTACAGGTGGCGGAGTTCCTTACCGAGCTCTGCCGTGCCACACGCGCTCGCTCTGCCGTCAAACGAAAGGCATAACCATGGGAAAGCCCAACCGCGTTTGCGTAATCTACTCCGGGGGTCTCGATTCGACCTGCCTCGTCTACAAGTATCTCAGCCTCGGGCATGAGGTACTCGCTCTGTCCTTCCGGTACGGACAGCGACACTCCAAGCGCGAGCTCTGCGCAGCTCGTGACGTGGTCATTGGATACAACTTCTCCGCCGCACCCCGTGAAGGTTACGGGACGCTGAGCCACCGGCAGACGTCTATCCAACTCGGCTCTGTTGGCTCGCTCACGGGCTCCGCTCCGGTGCCGGAAGGGCACTATGCAGCCGAGTCCATGAAGTCTACTGTCGTCCCGTACCGCAACCTCGTTATGCTCGCGACCGCCGCCTCCATCGCTAAGGAGGCCGATTGCAACGTTGTTGCCTACGGTGCGCATAAGGGGGACCACGACATCTACCCCGATTGCCGCACTGAGTTTGTTGACGCAGTACGGGAGGTCCTCAGGCTCGGGGACTGGGACCCCGCCACGCTCGCTGCGCCTTACGCTGAGCTCACGAAGCACGGCATCCTCAGCGAGTCCCTGGAGTACGGGATTCGAGTCCCGTACGAGGACACGTGGAGCTGTTACAACGGCGGAACGCTGCACTGCGGACGCTGCGGCACTTGCGTCGAACGCAAGGAAGCCTTCGAGCTCGCAGGCATCCCCGACCCGACCATCTACGAGGAGCCTGCCGTATGAGCTCCATCAAACCTATAAGCATCTTCGCGCCTACCGCTGAGGTACTCGTAACCGCCGAGCACTCGTTTCCGGCGGGACACCGTCTACCGCACCACTCGGGAGCGTGCCAGTTCATCCACGGACACAATTATCGCCTCCAAGTGACGGTAATCACAAACGTCCGCAACCACAGTCCGCAAGGCTTTGTTGTCGACTTTGGCGAGTTCAAGCAAGCCGTCCGAGACGTTTGCAGCTCGTACGACCACGCCTTCTTTGTCTGGGAGGGGGACCCGTTGCGTGCTCACGTCCCGGTAGACTTATGGGTGCCTGTCGTGCTCCCCGTGATGCCCACTGCCGAGAACATTGCTCAGCTCTTATGCCACGAGCTCAGCAACGCGTTCAAGAGCTCGTTCGTTGAGCTCGCGCAAATGGGTTTCAAAACGACCGTTGACCTGTGGGAGACGTCCACCAACCGTGTGAGCGTGTCGAACCTCACGGAGTCCACTGAGGGTCTTTGGCCGTTTGGCGGGAAGGTCGTAGACGCATGAGCCTTACCGTGATACCTAAACGTTACTCTGTCAAGTCCATATTCAGGACCATACAGGGGGAAGGCATGTGGGCCGGCACCCCTGCCGTGTTCTGTCGCTTCGCGGGGTGTAACCTCGATTGCTCGTTTTGCGACACCAACTTCAAAGGCGGGACCTCGTACTCGCTCGACGACCTGGAGCTTGCCATCCTCGGAAAGCAGTTGGCAGAGCCACTGCTAGTGTTCACGGGTGGAGAGCCTGCGCTCCAATTAGACGCTGAGCTCGTTGGACGTATGCGGAACCATTTCAAGGTGGTTGCCATTGAGACCAACGGCACTCGTTACATTGGCAACCTCGGGCTGGACCACGTGTGCATGTCGCCAAAGCCGAGCGAGCCTGGCAGCGAGATCTTCCAGCGGAGTTGCACGGAGTTGAAATACGTGCTCAAGGCGGGCGACCCCCTCCCAGAAGTGCCCTACGGAGTTACCTATCTACGTAAGTACCTCAGCCCAATGACCGACCCGTCTAAGGAGGGGCCGGACGCGTTTATCAAAGAGAACCTCGACTGGTGTGTCAAGCTCGCTATGTCCGACCCACGGGGTGGGTGGAACATCTCCTTGCAGACACACAAACTGCTAGGAGTTGAGTAACATGGGAATCTCTCGTGACGAGACGGTAAACAAGATGCACGTTGCTCTGGAGTCCCTCTTCGAGGAGTTCGACCAGGACCTCAACCGGGACGGGCTTCGCGACACGCCCAAGCGAGTTGTGAACGCGTTCCGCGAGATGCTCAGCGGGTACGACCAGAGCCCCGGGGAGATACTTGAACGCCGGTTTGTCTGCGAGTACGATGAAATAATCGTGCTCAAGGACATTGCCTTCACGTCCCTTTGTGAGCACCACCTCCTCCCGTTTATGGGCGAGGTGTCTATTGCTTACTTGCCTGGCTTGAACAACAAGGTCGTTGGACTGAGCAAGCTGGCGCGCCTGGTTGACTGTTTTAGTAAGCGGTTGCAGATCCAGGAGCGCATGACCGTAGACATTGCCGACGCAATGGAACGACACTTGCAACCCCTCGGGACCGCTGTCGTTGTTCGTGCCCACCACTCTTGCATGTCCTGCCGCGGTGTCCGTAAGCCCGGGTCGGTCATGATTACGTCCAAGATGAACGGTGTTTTTCGGAACGAGGACTCGGCGCGAGCTGAAGTCCTCAAGCTCATTGGATAACGCGTTGCGAGTCCTTAACGACATTCTGCCCCCATGCCGGCCACCACTAGGCGCCCTCGTCCTCCTGTTGTGGATTGAGACTGTTTGCCAACTGACGAAAGCCGACACGCCTACCGGCATGGGGGCGCTTGTATGAAGCACCAACTTAGACTATACCAGCGCGAGGCGTTTAGGTTCCTCAAGCGTAACGGGTCGAGCGGGTTCTTCGTTGAGATGCGTATGGGCAAGACGCTCGTAATGATACGCCTGCTCCGCCGTATGCGCCGACCCATCCTCGTTGTCGCTCCGGGCTCAGCAATTGGCAGTTGGATAGACGACCTGGTTGATGAAGAACAACCCTATACCACGCTCCTCGGCTCGCGAGCTCAGCGTCTCAAAACGCTAGCCACGGGACTCGCGTTTGGTAGGGGGTGGTTCTTGATCAACAAGGAAGGGCACCGCGCCCTGCCCGAGCTCGCCAACGTGAGCTGGGGCGCCGTTATACTTGACGAGAGCCACTTCATAAAGAACCCAAAGGCAAAGGTGACCAAGTTCTATACCAAGAACTTCCGGGACGTGCCCTACCGGTACGTGCTCACGGGTACGCCCAACCCCGAGTCTCGTTTGGATATGGTTACTCAGTTTATCTTCACCCACGGGCACTGTTGTGGGTTTACCAACTACTGGTCCTTCGAGCACGCAATGACCACCTCGTTCGACGGGTACACTAAGAAGCTCAAAAAGACGGCGCGGGAGGCCATGGTGTCGTTTGTCTCGCGGAATGCCTACGTCCTAGACAGAGCGTCCGCGGGGATGGACGTTGAGAAGGTTATCCGTACTCGTTACATTGAGATGCCGCCCAAGGTGCGCAAGGCTTACGACAAGCTGGAGAAGGACTTTGTCCTTGAGCTTGGGGACGTCTATGAGAGCCACCTGTGGCGCATGTCGCAATATGCCGCCCTGCGCTCGCTCTGCTCCGGCGTGCTCCCCTCCCAGGAGGAGGGTGGAGGCTGGTTATGGGACGGCAAAGTTCGTGAGCTGTTGGACCTGCTAGAGGGCGAGCTAGCAGAGCAACAGGTGGTGGTGTGGTTCTCGTTTATACAGCCTATGAGGCTCGTTGCCGCTAACCTCGCAAAGGAGAAAATCTCTTGCACGTATATAGACGGCAGCGTCCCAATGGTGGAGCGGTTTGAGCGCATCCGCAAGTTCAACGCGGGGGGAGCGCGAGTTATCCTTGTCCAAGAGCGTGTCGGCGAAAGTGGTATAAAGCTCGCTGCCGCAGACACGGCTGTCTACTTTACTGAGCCCCCGGGGCTCGTAACCAAACAACAGAGCGAGGACCGCATTCTGCTCGTGGAGAAGCAGAGCATACTTTTGATACCGTTTGTCGTGCCCAATACTGTTGAGCACGACATTCACAAAGCACTCGGAATGAAGAAGCGCGAGGCGCTTACATTCCTAAACGAGGCAATGAGACGCAGAGCCTTGAGGGGTTCAAAATGAGAGGACGGGACTTGTTTCCAGACGTACTTTACTTGATGTTCTTTATCATCCTGTTACTGCTAGGCATTGCAAGCCTCAACCGTTAGAAGGGACGGCCATGAAGCAACAGACGTCGAAGTTGGAGAAGCTGCTCAGGACGGACGACCGCCACACGCGCTCGCTCTTTGTGGACCCTGGGCTGGGAGGCACGGGCTGGGCGTACTTCCCAACCATGCCGGGTGCCCCCAAGAAATGGGGAGTGCTCAACGAACGCATCAAGGCGGACTCGGGAGACTGGTACTCGCGAGCGTTCCGCCTTGCCGAGAAGTTCGAGCGAGTGCTTGACGAGTTTGAGCCCAACGTGGTTGTCCTCGAGATGGGAGAACTTTGGGCAGGCTCCGAGGTGAGTGTAACGAGTGGCAAGCGAGGGGACCTCCTCAAACTCGTCTTCCTTATCGGAGTGCTGTCCGAGGTGTGCCACAAGAACGATTACCGCGTGGTACTCGTTACGCCCAACGAGTGGAAGGGCAACCTGCCTAAGGAGGTTGTCGCTGCGCGGTGCGAAGCTCAGTT